CCGCGCGACACATAGCCCGCTTTTATGTGTTAAATCGGCACAGTACCTTTTTAATTTTTTGTCGATTTTTTCAATGATTTTGAGCACTTACACAGCTTAACATTAACTGGCGGGAAATTTGATGAAAAAAGAAAAAATTTGATCGATAGTTCGTATATAAAAACAATTCAAATAAAAATCATCGAGGCTTATCAAAAAGCTTATTCAAAACTTTCACCCACATACTACGAAGGTTCAATCGACTGAAATAAACTGTTCTGCTTATCTTCATCCATCTAACACGTTTAATTGATCTTGCCTTTGGTGAATCAAATCTTTGCAGCATTTGAATCTTTTGCTTTCCTCTTCTACCACGGCCAATCTTATATAGACCAGATTTCATATTTTTATGTCCATGAATCATAAATGGTTTTTTTCTTCCCTTTCTTCTAGAAATCATTTGTATCATAACAACCGCTCTGGTGTGTGGGGTTGATGCGCCTTTTACTTTCGTATCATCAGGATCTTCAAAATCATTTGTTCTCTTCATTCTGAATGGTGATTTGTGCAAACCTTTTCTATCACCTTTCCTTGAAAGTAAATGTGCCGTTCTGGTACGCAATGATGAAGCTCCACCTTCTTGCTCTATCCATCCTGTAAACCGCTTAGAAGCTATTGAGCCCACCCTAGACTCTTGACTGGCTATAGGCTCTCTGAAATGGCTCTTAGACACCCTTACGCGACTCTGGACGAATCTAGGCGACCGTACCACCATCCGACTAGGCAACACATCTTTTACAATGGTGTCACGTACACCAAAAGCAAAGTTGTTCAACATCATACCAGTTGCCACAGCAAACCGCTTTGGCTGTCTCATATAGAATAGCCATAGCCTTTTCAGATCCCTGTCTTCCAATGCGAACATTTGTTTAGTCATGGTCCAATGGTATCACAACTCACCATCCTTTCCACCTTCCAATACCACCACCAGGGCAAATACCAATACAAACCCACCATTGCAAAAACTCTTATATGCTGAGAGCTATTAGGTGATCTAAATTCTCAAAAAGTGATCTAAATAGTGATCTAAATTGCCCACCCTTTCCAATCATTTCAATCAGTTACACACAAACAGTGAATATGTAAAAAAGCCTAGATCACCAATCTTTCACCAATCATTTCAATTGATTGAAGATATTTAGTGATCCAATTTCCCTCTATACCTCGTGTATAAGAAAAATATTTATATAATGAATAAAAAGAAAATATAAAATATGTACATACATGCAAACACGTTTTCCCTATACACGTATAGATCAGCAGCGAATACAGCCAGATCACTTTTTAGCTATAACCAACGGCAATCATTAAACAATTATAGGTGACGCCAGATCGCAGAAAAAGCCCACTTTTAATTCACCAACAATATCAACCACTTAGCCAATAATTTAGATCACCTACTAAATAGCCCGGTCGGGTCGGCTCCCAAGATGGAAATAATCCAACGTGCACGGCCTAGAATTTAGATCACTTTTTGGGCACCTACAATCACCACACATCGCACAATGTAATAAATTTGCTTTGAATTTTCCAATTTCTGTGATAGTCAAAACAGATCGGAGGTGTATTTTATGCCAAAAGGAAAAGTAAAAAGTGAAAGACGTTGCCCATTCTGCAAAGAAAGCTTCAGCTTCAAAAAAGCTCTGGTTGTTGGTGGTGAACAACATTGCCCATTTTGCAAAAGGTGGGTGATTTGGCTACCTGCCAGTTTCCCTAAAAGAAGTGGAGAATGGATAACACCACAGATCGCAATGTTTGAACCACACTTCAGATAACCAGCCAACCCCTAACAAACCACTTTCCCAAAAATTCAACGTTTCCAGCAAAATAAAACATCGACACCCAATCCTAGACTTTTTCAAAATTTCTCAGAAACTTTTACACCTACCAAGTTTCCCAATGTTTTCAACACCTTAGCTGAAAATTACACTGGTGCACAAACACCCCAAAAGCCACACAAGCCACTTAAAAAAGTTTTGAATGCTGGTGTACCTTCAAAATTCAAAGCCCTTCAGCAGCCTTCTAGGTGCCTTAAAAACGATTTTTTAAAAGTTTGGCAAGCCAAAAATTTTTTTGAATGCTGCTAGTCTAAGAAAATAGAAAGAGAGGAAAACAAGATGAAAACCACAACAGAAATCAAATTGAGTAAAAACATGATACAAGGGCTTTGTGATGCTAATGAGCAATGTTGTCGATCTGTCGGTTTTCCAACCAGTGGCAATTTGTATATATGCTCAAGAGACACCGTTGAAGATTATGGTGGTGATCCGAACAATGGTGACTATCGCAACCCTAGTGATTTTGTCCCACTGCAAATTAAACACACCACAGCTCGTGCACTTATTTTTCGTGGGCTTGCCACAATGCACACTGACCCAACAACTGGAGCTGAATTATCAATCTCTCTTACCACTGCTGGTCGCGAGTGGCTTGCCAACAATGCCTAACTTCTATACCAGCCTGATCGTTTGTCTGATAGTTTTGATACCAGTGGCCAGGGTGCTAAACTTTGATTCACATACCGTGGATCACACCCCGTCCAGTGGAGTTTGCAAAAGGGTTGAACCTGCAAAGGAGCGAGACTGATGGAAAACAAAAACAATAACAAATGTGTTGGCTGCATCTATCGCGGTTACAAAGACACAGATGAACCCTGCTGTCATTGTAAGAATAATAGCTGTTTTCTCTGGCCACAAGATCCACCACGACAACAGCCCAAAGACTTTGAAAAAGTAACACTGATCAAACGTGTTATTAAGTCTGGTCCTTTCTATTGGTCTGGTAAAACTTGGGTAAAAGATATTAGCCAAGCTGCTATATACAACGATCATAACTATCCTAACTGGTTTGATGATGATAGTGATGGATCTTGGTATAGGGATGGTATGAAATATTACCACGATATAAAAGGATTGAATGCTACCATCAAACAGATCAACTTGATTGTTGATTTTGTGGAAGATGGTTACTAAATGAAACAGCAATTCATAGAAAAGAACTTTCGCACAAAGTCATGGAATCTAATTCACCAATGCAACACCATTCTAAACACCTACAAGTCACAAGGCTATGATCTCTCACTGAGGCAGCTTTACTATCAGCTGGTATCGCGAGACATTATCCCTAATAGTCAGCGGTCATACGGCAACCTAGGAAATCTAGTGAATGATGCTAGGCTAGCTGGGTTGCTTGATTGGAGTATGATAGTTGACCGTGGAAGGTCCACCATAGCCAACACCCACTGGAACAACCCAGCTGAAATAGTTAGGGCTGCTGCAAATAGTTTCAGAATAGACAAATGGAAGAACCAACCAAACCATATTGAAGTGATGGTTGAGAAACAAGCCCTTGAAGGTGTGCTTCAGCCTGTCTGTTCTCGCCTAGATGTTAATTTCACGGCCAACAAGGGCTATTCAAGCCAGTCTTTCATGTATTCCAAGGGCAGAGCCCTAAAGCGTATGCAGAAGGCAGGAAAGGCCATTCACGTTCTTTACCTTGGAGATCATGATCCAAGCGGGCTTGACATGGATCGGGATATTGACGATAGGTTGTCAATGTTTTCTGAATTGCCTGTTGTCAATGTTGATCGGTTGGCTCTTACCATGAATCAGATTGAACAATACAAACCACCAGAGAACCCTGCCAAGATAACTGATACAAGGGCTAAAAAGTATATCCAGAAACACGGCTATTCATCTTGGGAGCTAGACGCATTGGAGCCAAAGAAGCTTGCACAGCTGGTAACTGATGCCGTTGAAGCATTGCGCGATCCTGATCTTTGGGATGATACGCTAGCAAAAGAAGCTGAAATGAAAACAGAACTAGATGAATGGGCTGATGAATATGAAGGGAAGGGGTAAATGAACATAGGTGATAAAAAACTTCCATGTCCCTACTGCGGTAAACTGCTTTCTTGGAATGAAGCTATTATGGGTATTGTTGTTCCAATGAATGTTTCTTACCCAATTCCTGATGATGCCTATTCAATCAGCAACAGAATACATTGCATCCACTGCAAGAAAAAAATTAGTTGGGCTTGTGCAATAATACCTATTAAAAAATATGAATGGATGAAACCAAGCATAGTAAGGGAGCAAGGCTGATGAAATGTAAACTTTGCAACGGTGAATTAGATCGTGGCGCCTGTTACAAATGTGGTATAGCTTTTCCTATGCACCCTAATTACGTGAATGTAGATCAACAAGGTTTTGATGATGGGTATAGTGGTACACAAGTGGATCTTAATACTAAACCTACTAATTATGTTCGTGGATATAATGAAGGAATAGAGAAAAAAATATTTGAGCAAAGGAACAAAACTGATGCCAACTAGAATAGATGTAACCGAGTTCACCAGAGAACAGATAATAACTGTAATGGCAATTGGTGATCGTCTGGTATGCAAGCCAGTTTGCAGATGGGGAGCACCAACCATCACCAGAGTTATCACAGGGTTTCACAGGGGCTATTACAAAGTTAGAAGCATAGATGGTGGTCGACCAATGATCACATACAATGGTAGAAACTTTGTTGTTAAGTGGCATGAAATCAAAGCAGTGATCAAAAAGGAGCAAGGCTGATGCCAACTAGAATTGAATTAGATGGAAGATCACCATATGAAATTAAGGCTAACATTGCAATTGGTGATCGTCTGGTGTTTCGATCTGGTGTTTGGGGTGTACACCCTAGGATCATCACCAGGAAGATAACAGGGTTTCTAAAAATGAATTTACCATTAACTTCTGATGGCAAACCAGAAGTTACACACAATGGTAAAGGTTATGTTGTACATTGGCACGAAATCAAAGCAATCATCAAAAAGGAGCAAGGCAAATGAAAAAAGAAATGATCATCAATTGGAATGAAAATGACTACATCACTTGGAGCGAAGGCAAGATCACTGGTGCATGGGTATTCCACCAAAGCACCACCCTACAGATCATCCGCGAAAGGTTTGCACTATCAAAGCTTCAGCTAGTGCAGCTGGCTTGGAATGGCACGATCACCATTTAGATTAATTACAGTCTAAGTGAAACCCGTGAATCCCCCTTCTAAGCCCTCCCACGCTCCACACATACCAGGGGTTAGGTCTAGGCCAGAAGATGCCTTCAGCTGGCTGCTAGGTGCCTTAGAATTGAAATTAGAAAGGTAATGGTGATGGCAAGACACACAATCAAAACTGACATAACAGCTAAAGATGCTACCACGTTTGGCCTTATGGTTGCTTCAAGACGTATAGAATTGTTTGGTGTTGCGTGGAGTATCAACCAAACAATAATAGTTATGTCAATGTTAGATCCATCTTCAGCAACATCATATAAAATGTTTGGTAGGCTAAAAGGATTACGATTTAGATCCAAAGAACTAAGTCAAGAAATAGAAACAGGGTTATTCTGATGAACAAAGCAGATCTTTATCCTGGTGTATGCTTCAGCTGTCTACAAGAAACAGAAGTTAGACAACATGACAATCTATATACCGTAGGAAGTGAAGGTACAAAGCTTTGTCGTCAGTGTGAAAATGAAGTATTGTTTCTGTTACGTGAAAACCGAAGAATAGCATCAAATAAGAAAATGGATGATTGGAAAAAGAGAAAGAATAGCAAATGATGCTACACAAAATCACCAAACAGAAAATGACTAAACGCCTTGGAAGATGGCACCATTTGCCATGGTCAAAATATCAACACAGGCTAATTAATGATTATGAAACCTTGTGTAACAGAAAGATGGTAAATGATCCTGATGATTGGAGGGAGACTAACAAATTCAATTGCAAGCCAAAGTGTTTAGACTGTCAATCAATGGTGCCAGGAAAGGAACAAGGCTGATGGGTAGGTATGCTGGTAGTAATAAGATTGTCCCTGCATCTGTTGGTTGGATATTGGGTCACGCAGGGGATTACATTCATATTCGTGTAGTGGGTGGCCCAGATAAGAAAGGTAGATATTCAATTAGAGTATTACCGAAAGGAAAGACACTGAAGATTGCTGGTAACAAAATCATTTTAGATAACCCAACTAATAGGAAAGACTAAAGGGACAAAATGAAAGATGGTATTTATAAATGCAGAAAATGTGATAAAAATTTTGATTGGAGTAAAGGTGAAGGTTCAGCATCAGCTGATGGCTCTGTTTGCCAATGTAATCAATGTAACAATGACACAATAAATGAATCTTTGGCTAAAGGGGAAAGCCCAGCATCATTTGCACAACAAACCTACCATGGTATTAGGGTTGGATTTGATCAAGCTGTTAGCGAGCTATTAGATGGAGTATTAGCTGTAAAAAACAAACAGATTGAACAACTGAAGATGGAAGTTGATGCATTGCAATCAGCTAACAGCATACTTCGGAAAGAACACCAGAGCACCAGCAAAAGCAACCAAGGCTATAAAGAAGTTGAAAATTATTTTAGCAATACTCCTAACTGCATAGATTGCCACCACCATAAAGGAATTTCCATGCTTTGTTTTACTTGTGATGAAGACAAATGTAACTTTCAATCATCATTCAAACCACTATAATCATTGAACAAAAAAGTTTCTTGTGCAAGGTACTTGACAGGATGAATTTCTTTCATATAGGATGCTTGATTGTGAAGGCTGGACTATCAGAGACACTGAGCACAACACCAGCCCGCGTGGCATCCTTTCCAGCCTTCACAGTTTGGGGTGATGTCAACCCTGGTGTTGTGCTTCGTGTTTCTGATAGTACCAATGCGGACACAGAAAAGAATTGATGTGGTGTTGAAAGAAACAATAGCTTTGTTTATCAATGCGGATCGGAAATTGATCCCTTTGAAACAAATTAGGCTAGACCTACCAACAGATAACCCATGGAACAAAAGACCACTATACAACAACTGGACCACCAGACAGCACACCAAGAAACAAATTGAACATTTTGCAAAAAGGAAACACAACATTGGATGGTGTCTAGGTCCAAAGGATTTAATAATAGATGTTGATGCTCGCAACAATGGCATTGAAGGATTTAAATTACTCCAAGCAGATTACCCACAAATTAATTTCAGCTTCTTTCCATCAGTTTCAACTGGTGGAGGGGGTTATCATATCTATGCAACCATACCATCAGAAATCGACGGTGCTAGAATTAGAAAAGGATTGCCGAAATACCCTGGCATTGACTTTCTTTCAAATAACAGACAGATATTAATACCGGGCTGCATTCATCCAACTGGTAAATCTTATGAATGGATTGCTGATAGTCCATTCAATGATCAACCCCCTGAAATCCCCCTTAAGCTGTCTAGGCAGCTGGTATATAAAAATCCCTCCCAAACCAGCCAGCAGTCTAGGCAGCACCCTTCCACCTTACATACCCTTTCAGAGTTAGCAGAACTGCTGTCAAAGCTTCCCGTTGAAGAGTACGATGATAATGATTCATGGTTCTCTTTAATGGCTTCAGCCCACCACTGCACAGCTGGTGAAGGCATTGAAGAATTTTTAGAGTGGTCACTAGATGATCCAGAGTACCAGGATGATGAACAAGTAATCAGATCTCGATGGGAATCGCTGGGAAGAAATGAAATAGATCCTAGAACAGTTAGAACAATCTACCGTGAAGTACAGAAGCATAATGGTGAGCTTCCAAACTTCACCACTGCATTACAGGATTTTGAAGATGATTTTGATAATGGAAATAATGCAAACTGCTTTGATGATCTGTTTGGTTTTGATGATGCTGCTGATACTACCAGCAATCTACCAGACACAAAGGGATCTAATAAAGCTGATGAAAGCAACAAGATCAGCCTTGATAGATACATTGGAAAGCTTACCAAAGAAACACCAATTGAACGAATCAATAAAGCTATTGCACAAGTTGGTAAACTATCTGCTGGAAATCAAGACAGATACATCAAAAAGATTGCTAGACGATCTGGTATCCGTTCAGAAACAATTAGAAGACAGATCAGATCAGAGCAAGAAAAAGCACAATCGGATATAGAACAACGTATTGCAGATCGATTGCTGAAAGAAAAGTATTCAGATGGTGAGCATCTGATCTATACAATCAACCAAAGGTTTAGAGTGTTCAATGGTACTCACTGGTCTATCAAGCCAAAGCATCTATTAGAAAAGCACATTGAAAATATTGCTGAAGAAGTAAGAGATAAGGATAAAGATCTAGAGTTTAACATAGCTCGTATCTTTGCAGGGGTTGATCGTATTGCGCGTGGTAGGGTGATGGTGGAAGAAGATTTATTTTCAATGAAGGATGGACCACCACCAATATTGAATCTAGCCAATGGTGAATTACACTTTGATGCACATGGTAATTCAAAGCTGAAGAGACATAATTACAAATCCTATTTACCCTGGTGTCTAGACCATATCAAACACAACTCTAAAGCCAAGTGCACTCTATATGATAACACCTTACTTGAAATATTCTCCAAGGCTGATGAACCAAAAGAAATAATTAGGCATATGTGGGAAATGCTGGGCTATGCAATTCAATCTGAAAAGAACCTTCCTATCTGGTGTATGTTCTATGGTCATGGCGCCGATGGTAAAAGCACCATCATTAGAATATGGGCTGCAATGCTAGGACCAGCAGCCATTTCACAAAGCCTATCTAGCCTAGATATTAGAAAGAATAAACACGCCTATTCAGAGTTACCAGGAAAGCTATTACAGTATGATGCTGATCTAGCTGATGGTGTGTACCTGCCTGAAGCTTATCTAAAGAATGTTTCTGAAAATGGCTGGTTGCTTGCAGATCCAAAAGGAATGACACCATATAACTTTAGAGCTTGCATTACATCCATTGCAGCAACCAACTATTTACCACCAATCAGAAATCTATCTAAGGGTGTTGCAAGGCGGGCAATGCTCATACCATTTAACCGAAGCTTTAAACAGGAAGAACAAGATATAAACAGGGCTGATAGAATAATTCAATCTGAATTGTCTGGTGTGTTGAACAAAGCATTGCAAGGGCTGAAGCGACTTAGAAAACGTGGTTACTTTTCTGAACCATCTGAATGCAAGCAATTAAAAAATACATGGATGGAACATAGTTCAAACATCTTAGCATTCTTGAATGAAGTGCAGCCAATCAGAAAGGATAGTTGGAGAAAGAGAAAGATGAATGCTAAGAAGCTCTATGAACAATTAAATGATTGGTACAATGAAGAAGAGATTGAAGGCAGAAACCGTGTCAGTTATCGCGGTATGGTAAAGAAATTGCGTGATATGGGTTTCATTATCAAACGTGGTAGCAGTGGCCTAACCTCAGTGGAAGTTAGAAGGTGAAACAAATGATTGAAGAGAAATGTAAAAGATGTGATCACAAGTTGACTTGCTTTGAAGGGCAAGTATTCCCATGTGAAAGATGTGATCAAGGAATTGATCTGTATGCTGAAAGAACTGGTGCTGATGCTGCTGCATTGAAAAGGATGTTACGTTGCAATGAAAACCCAGTTGTAAATTTAGTTAGAAAGGCTGTTGGCATATGAGTAATTTAATGTCCTTGCGGGAAGAAATAAAGCAACTACAAGAACAAGTTGCTAGATGGATGAACCGAACTGAAAAGGCCGAATTCGAACGCGACAAGGCACTAGTGTGCAAATTGGATCTACTTCGTGTTGTTGAATTAGCATATCGCAAACACCAATTGGACGATCACACAATCGGATCTTGTGAACTTGGGGATCGCCTTTGTGACGCAATCTGTAATGAAGTTGGCGCTAGTGTTTTCTCTGCATGGGTTGAAGGCATAGATGATGGTGATTCATTAATTGAATTCATCAAAAAGTTTGAGGAAAAATAAATGAGCACCAAAAAGAAAAAGCCAACAACAACCCATGTGTTGAAACGGCTAAGGGGTGAAGTTACTAGGCTGAAGAAACGCGATAAGATGCACACCAATCATAAGATGCACCTATACTATTATATATCTCGTATGTCTCAATTCGATTGCTATACACCAGAAAATAAATGTGATCTGAACAATCAAACCAAATTAGATGAATGGTGCCCAAGTTGTCTAGCTAAACATCTGATGAACGCAACTGGTGTAAAGGAGCAAGGCTGATGGTAACTCTCAACATGAAACGTTACAGAATGCTGCATAAGAAAGCAATGCAAGTTGATGAACAACCATACATCCCTTTTAGAAAGTGGCTTAGACAAGCTGCAAAGAACAAAGACATTAATGTGATTGGTGTAACTGGTAAGGTGCAACAGATTCTAACACCACCCAAGAAAGGTAAGAAGTAATGTCTGCTGATAATGGTGTATACATCTTAAAAACAGATGGACCACAATACAGGGTGAAACATCTTCAAGCAATTGAAAATGTACATTTTGATGATGAACTAGGTGATTTCACAGAAGACAGCAACATCCATATACTAAATGCTAGACGTATGTGGAAAGGCTGCACTGTGTTTGATAATGATCTAGAAGCAATGCAGAAAGCTAGAGACATTTACACCAGGATTCTAGAAAGTGATTGCCCAATCTGCGAATATGGTATTTCATTTATTGCTATCAAGGAAAAATTCTAATGGTATATTATTTAGTACCAATTTTGTTTTTTGTTTCTAGCGCTTTTCAGCTGTATCATTTTTTTGTTAAAGACAACTACTTAAATTTTATTGCTTCATTAGGTTTTCTAATTGCTGCAATATCTGCACTTCATAGTGCAAGAAAGATTACCAAATGAAAGTCATTTACATAGCTGGACCATTCAGAGCTGATACCACATGGGAAATTGAATGCAACGTTAGAAGGGCTGAAGAATTGGGGCTATGTGTTGCATCACTTGGGGCAATGCCATTAATACCTCATGCCAATACAAGATTCTTTCACGGTTTGATTGATGATCGGTTCTGGCTAGATGGTACACAAGAGTTGTTGAAGCGATGTGATGCAGTAATAATGATGAAAGATTGGCAATGCTCAACAGGTTCAAAGGGTGAAAAGGAATTGGCAGAAAATTTGAACATACCAATTTTTTATGAATCTGAAACTGTCAGTGCTCTTTATGACTGGCTGAAAAAAGAAAACGAAAAAAGGAATTACTAAAGTGGATCAATTCGATCCCTGTAATGGTGTGCTGATGGTAGCAATAAAAACAACTAACGAAAGGGCAACGGCTACACCACAAAATATGTTCAGTGTTGAAGGAAGAAGCTCACGACTATCAGCACACCATTACAGGGATCGAAAAAGAAAGGAAATGAACAATGCCAGCTAAACCAACTAGGCCAACTAGATCAGTTGCCATGGCGGCGAAGTGTCATAACTGCACTGGTGGTTATCTAGATGGAAAAAAGGATTGTGAAAATACTCAATGTGAATTGTACCCATGGATGCCATACAAGAAAATGAAACCCGATCTTGAATGGCTCAAATACAATCCAAAGCAAAAGGGGTTGGTAACATGGGAAGATTCACAAAGGGATCTAACAGACGAACAAAGGCAAGCAATTGCTGATCGGTTGTCCAAGTCTAGAAAATTGGAAGCTGATTGTGAAGATCTATTCTAGGGGGATGTGATGGGTAAAAAGAATACATATAGTATGAATGAAAATAGTTCTTGGGCTGATGTAAGAAAAGAACTTATGAGAATTGTTGAAACATATTTATGTGATGGACCTGGACCAATAGAAGAAAGAATTGCATTTGTAAAAGAATGGATTGGAGCACAAACTAGATTAATTGAGAATATAGTAATACACCTTGATAGTGCAGTTGATAAAGTATTTGAGAAAAGGAATAATCTTAAATGAATCATAGCATTATAATCAACGGTGAAGATGTTGGGTTGCCAAATGGTGTTCTTGGTAGTCACTATAAATCAAGCCTTCTATTACCTCATTTCAAACACAAGCCCAGAAGAAGAAAGCTGAAGCATCTGGTATTGCATGAAACAGCTGGTAACACCGCTCGCGGTTGTATGCGAACGCTGGTCAAGAAAGGTTATGGTGTCCATCTAATTCTAGATCGCAAGGGTGTTGTTACTTGCCATGGAGATCTAGCAACTGAAGTAATGATTCATGCAAACCAGTTGAACAAAACTTCTATTGGTATTGAAGTTGTAAACCCTTATGCACCAAAGATTGCAGCATATGATTTTGATTCCATCCCTGCTGAGTGGTGGTGCTGGTGTCCAGATAAAAAAGATCGGCAGTATGTCTTACCAACAGATGCACAGTTAGACACCTTATATATTTTGATCCCTTGGTTGTGTGAAAAACTTGGTATCCCCTATGTGTTTCCCACTTGGTATTTAAATCCTAGATGCCGCAAACGGAAGCGACCATCACCAGGAGTTGTTGCACATAGAGACTTTGCAAAACATGCGGATGGAAGATACCTTCTAGAATGGTTGATGCTTGGCCACCGTGGAAGTTTAACAAAAACAAATAGCTTTCACAGCCTGTTCACAAAGGAGCAAAGCTGATGCAATACATAATTGTAATAGGTGCGGGTTACTTTGAAGGCTGGCATAAAAATATAATGAACTGTGCATCAGTTTGTTCATCAAAAAGAAAAGCACATACCTTTAATAAACAAGAAAAAGTTAGAAGAGTTATACAAAGGTTGCGTGGGTTGAGCTATCCCGCACACATGGAGATCAGATAATGGGTAGCATACTAACAACCGTGATTGCAATTGCTACAATACCAATTGAGGCATATCAAAAGTGGAAGAAGAAACAAGCCAAGAAAGCTGCAATCAAAAAGGCAAAGAAAGAAGCATTGGAAAAAGAAAAAGAACGTTGGTCAAATTGGCGAGCGGATAGGCTGAAGATTGGTGAAGAGAACCATGCAAAGAATACAGCTGCAATCATAGAGAAAGCAAAGCAAGATATAAATGAAGTGGATGAGAATCCATACGAGTGATCGCAACTCTCAGGGGAAAGGTGAAACAATGGAAACATTAACCGCAACTGGCAGAAGAAAGGCACTGTTGCTTGGTGCCAAAATGATTGAATGGTATCTGTTGAAGAAAGGAGAGGTAACGATCCCTGGCTTTGGTAAGTTCTATCTTTCAGCAATCAAGGTGAAGGCTGCTGTTGGTGATGCAGATACAAAAGAAGTGTTTGCAATTCGCTTCAAACCATCAGCAAAACTAAAGGGGGTTTTCAATGGGTAAGTCATATGAACAGCAAGAAAAAGGAGTGCTGAAAGATGCAGCTGAAATCATCACACAAGAGTTAGAAGGTGGTGAAGAAATTAGTATACCCAAGTTTGGCAAGTTCTATCTTACCAAGATCAACACATCAACCACCATTGGTGGTGCACCTGATACAGTGATGAACAAAGTTTGTTTCAGACCTTATGGGCAATTGAAATCTAGAGTTGCCAAAAAAGAGTCTGTTGATGATTTGTTTTAAGGTGATGCAATGAAACATTTATTTATATATGTTGCTGGTCCAACACAAAGCTATATGTATGAAGATAAGGCTGATAGGATTGCTGGTCTAGATGTTATCTTCCATCGGCTAATTGATGCAGGAATACCAACACACCAATCAGATGTGTATAACAAAAGTGTTCTAAGCTGCTGTTCTGATCTGCTGGTGATAGCATATAAAGGTTTCAATGATGATCCTATCACCAAGAATATGATTGCTTTTGCCAGAGCAAACGACATACCAACATTCATCATGAACCCTGGTGAAAGCTCCAACCTGGACAACTTCATAACTGTATTGAGAAACCGCACCACTAATGGTGCACAACAAACCCGATAGGGGAAAGGTAAGAGACAATGAAGATTTCAGTAACCATCGATGTGGGCTCGGAGAATGAAGAAGGTGTATTGAAGCTGCTTTCTAAGCTCAATTCTAACGCACCTAGCAGCCCTTCAGAGGGGTCTAGACCGGCTCCGAGTGCCACAACCAAGCCCATTGGCAAACGGGACGTTAACAAGGCATATAAGGACCTTACAGAAGAGAATGGTGCAAAGGCTGGAAGGGCTGTGCTGGCCAAGTTTGAAGCTGATGATATTGGGGAGCTTGATAAGGGCAAGTATGCTGAGTTTGTGAAGGCTTGCAAGGTTGCGCTTGGTGGTGGTGGTGATGGTGGTGGTGAAGAGACTACTGAAGAAACCCCTGAAGAGAGCACTGAGGAAACCATCACCAAGAAAGATGCCAAGAAAGCCTTAATGGATCTGATTGGTGAGAATGGAAAGAAAGACGGACTGAAGGCATTGAAGAAGCACAAGGTAGAGAAACTATCTGAATTGGATGAAAGCAATTATGCTGCATTTGTTCAGACTTGTTCAGAGTTGATGGGCTGAAAAGAAAGGGATGGTAAGACGATGGCAAAGAAAAACTCACTGAATGAAATGATTGCTGCTGCTACCACTGAATTCACAGCTGCAATCATCGATGCAATCAAGGCTGCTACATTGGATGATCTCCAATCACTAGCACCAACAAAGCGGAGAGGCAGAAAGCCCAGTAGAAAGCCCGGACCTAAGCCCGGTAGAAAGCCCGGACCTAAGCCCGGTAGAAAGCCCGGACCTAAGCCCGGTAAGAAACGCGGACCAAAGCCCGGTTCAAAGCGCAAGCCCGGATCTAAAAAGCCCGGACCTAAGCCCAGTAAGAAGAAGGCAGATGTGAAGAAGGTTGCAAAGAAGGTTGTGAAGAAGGCAGCTGTGAAGAAGGCAGCTGTGAAGAAGACAACCAAGCCAACTGAAAAGAAGTAATTGCAAATGGGTTTACTAGCACAGCCTAGGAAACCTAGCTGGTCTGCCAGTTCTGCACATCGCTGGATGCAATGTTCAGGGTGTGTAGGGCTGTGCAGATGGGTTGAACGTTCACCATCTAGTATCTATGCAAGGGAAGGTACAGCAGCCCACCACCTAGCGGCTATCTGTTTAGAAGATGGTTGCATTCATCCAACACATTTGATTGGTGAAAAGCTGACAGCTGAACAATACTATGAAGATGATTACACCTTCACAGTTTCAAATGATATGGCGTTAGCTGTTGGCAAGTATACCAGTCTGATTGAATCCCTTGCTAGTCACCACAAAGAAACCATCATACTAATTGAAAAAAAGATCTCACTAGCCAGCATCAATAAAAATATGCGTGGTGTAATTGATTGCTCTTTGGTGGTTCCTGGTGAAAGTCTGAAGGTACTAGATTACAAACATGGAAAGGGTGTGATTGTTGACATTGAAGATAATGAACAGCTTATTTATTACGCACTAGGAGTAATAGAAAAGTTAGATTCAATGGGTGTTGATACTGACTTCAAAACAATAGAGCTATTTATTGTGCAGCCTAGATCATTTGGTGCATCAATTAAATCCTGGTTGATTGACAACCCTAGAAAATTTGTGAATACGTGGCACGGCAAGATCAAAAAAGCATACATAGCAACAATAGAAAACCAGGATGAATACCACATCAATAAAGATTGCAGATGGTGTAATGGTCTGGTGTGGTGTCCTAAGCTGAAAGAGTTTTGCCTAGACATTCAACGCAACATTGAAGGCAGGTATAAACAGATGAAAGATTTAAAGCCAAGTGAACTAACAGAACTGATCAGGGTTGCACCATCTGTAAATGCATATCTCCAAGCTGTTGCTGGCCATGGTAAAGAACTTGCATTGAATGGTAAAAAGTTTGATGGGTACAAGCTGGTACAAGCTGGTAGATCTTCACGCAATTGGTTGAGTGGTAAAGAAGCTGATGTTATTTCATTCCTAGAAGATGAATGTTTCTTGGATGAAGAAGATTTCAAAACAGGTAAACTAATGTCACCAGCACAGCTAGAAAAGGAGATACCAGCAAAGCTATTTGACAAGTTAGGCAAATTCATTCACAGAAAAAGCTCAAGTGGTTTTGCATTGGTCCCTAACTCTGATCGAAGGCAAGCAGTAACAACAGCTGAAGATGATTTTGAAGATGATTTTGATGATCTGTTTAGCTGAAAGGTGAATTGATGGTATATAAGATTGAAGGTGCAACCATCAAAGCAACAACTGGTAAAGCTATTCTAGTTGAAGCTGATTGTTTTGATGAAGATGAATGGATACCACTATCACAAGTTGATGATGAATCCGAGATATGGAGCAAAGGTGAAGAAGGTACATTGACTGTTAGTGATTGGATTGCAAACAAGAAAGGGTTGAACAATGACTGATTTTATTAAGTCACCAGTTGGAAGGGTTAGTTTTCCATCAGTGTTTGAAAAAACATCATTTGAAAACAGTGAACCAAAGTATTCTGTAACTCTATTATTTGATGCTGATGATCCTGGTTTGAAGAAGCTAAAGAAGTTAGCAGCTGAAGCAATTAAAGAAAAGTGGAATGATGATCCACCTTCCAACATGCACAACCCTTTTAGAAAGGGATCAGAGAAACCCGATCTAGATGGGTATGAAGGTAAGATATTTGTGAAGTTCAGTTCAACTCGTAAACCACAAGTAATGGACAAGTTCAAAAATGAATTGACAGATGTTGAAGATTTTTATGCAGGGTGCTTTGCTAAAGTGATGTGCAATACCTATGCATATGACAACATTGGAAGAGGTGTTGCTTTTGGGCTTGGCCATGTGCTGAAAGTAAAGGATGGTGATCCCTTTGGTGCTGGTTCATCTGATCCAATGGATGATTTCGCAGATGATTTTGATGATGATGATAATGATGGTGATGATTCTTCTAATTCAAGTGATGATCTAGATTCTCTTTTCGATTAGACTTTACCAATGCCATTCAACCCACAAGTTGTAATTGATTTTGAAACCCGTTCAGAATTGAACATAACAAAAACATCTAACCATGTTTATGCAACACACCCTTCAACTGAAGTGATGTGTTTAGCATACAAGATCAACGGGAAAGAAACACAACTGTGGTTACCTGATGATCATCTAATGCCAGAAAGCTTAGAAGGTATCATCAATAATGGCTGTGAAATATGGGGACACAACGTAGCATTTGAAAGAGCAATCTGGAATGCTATCATGGTTCCTGTTTTCGATTGGTGCAAAGTCAGTTTCAATCAGTGGTGCTGTTCTGCTGCACAAGCTGCTGCACTTTCATTGCCACGGTCACTTGATAAGGTTGCAAAAGTTCTGAAGCTCACTGAACAGAAAGATGCATCTGGACATAAGGTAATGATGCGTCTTTCTAAACCTCGCAAACCTTCCAAGTATGATAAGAGCAAGTGGGATGAAACCCCGGAAAAATTACAGAAGCTTTACAGGTATTGCAAGCAAGATGTTGAAACTGAATATGCACTAACTGAAAAGTTACCAAAGCTAATACCATCTGAACAAAAGCTATGGCTGCTAGATCAGAAGATAAATGAACGGGGTGTATACTGCGATAGAGAAACCATCAACACCATCTTAGATATTATTGATAGCATGTATGAAAATGCTTGTATGGAATTAGCAGAAATAACTGGTGGTGGGATTACTACACCAAACCAACGAGACAGAATAAAAGACTTTATAAGTTTTGTTGGTGGGCTTGATATGGATTCTCTAAATAAAGAAGATGTAATTGCAGCATTAGAAACAGACTTACCACCACCAGCTAGAAGGGTGCTGGAAATTAGGCAGTTGCTAGGTAAAGCCAGCCTTGCAAAATACAAAGCATTCATTCAACGTATGAGTGCAGATGATAGAGTAAGAAATACTCTTATCTATTGTGGTGCTGATAGAACAGGCAGATGGGCTGGAAGTGGATTGCAGGTGCATAACATTGCGCGTGGTATGTTTAGTGGTGAAGATGAAATTAATTTCTGCATTGATAAAATCCAGACAAAGTGCCTAGATATTCTAACCATGATATATGACACCATCACTGATGTGATCAGCTGGCTAGGTAGATCAATGATTATGGCACCAGCTGGCAAGATGCTTTATTGTGGTGACTATTCTTCAATTGAAAACCGGGTTTTATTCTGGCTTGCTAGAGAAACAAAAGCATTGAAGGCATTGAAAGCAGTTGATGCAGATCCAAAGAATAACCCAGACCTATACCGCATCACAGCAGGTACCATCTATAACAAGCAACCATTGCAGGTTACCAATGATGAAAGGTTTATAGGCAAGCAAGCTAACCTAGGTTTGGGTTATGGTATGGGTGCAACCAAGTTCAAAAGCAACTGTGAAGATAAAGCTGCTGCAATGGGGATGTATCTAGACTTACCACCAGAATTCTATAAACGAGTTACAAAGACTTGGCGAAGTACATACAGCAATGTAAAGAAGTTCTGGAATGATATTGAATGGGCTGTGATAAATGCAATCTTAGATGGTAAGACTTCAGTTGTAAATAAATACATTCAGATTCAAATGAAGAAAGGGCTATTGCTTATTCAGTTACCTAGTGGAAGGTGCCTTGTATATCATCAACCAAAGCTATCTGAAGAAATGACTTCATGGGGTGAAATGAAATACAAGATTTCTTACATGGGAAATCACAGCACTTCTAAGAAGTGGGTGAAGATCTATTCATGGGGTGGAAAGTTTGTTGAAAACATTGTGCAAGCTGTATCAAGGGATCTACTTGCTCACGCAATGACAACAATAGATGAAGCTGGTTACTTCATTACCATGCATGTACATGATGAAATTGTGTGTGAAGAATCTGAACTGCCATTCAATAAATTCTTAGAGCTAATGCAATCAAAACCAGTATGGGCTTTAGACTGTCCGATCAAGGTGGAAGGTTGGAAGGGAAAGAGGTACAGGAAATGAGGGAATCAAAGATTGAATCCTATGCTGTAAAGATAGCCAAGCAAAAAGGTTTTATGGCTGTCAAGTATAAGGATGAATCTAGAAATGGTGGGCCAGATCATTTATTTCTTGGACCTAGCAAAGATATATTTTGGATTGAATTTAAAAGACTAGGGGAGAAACCAAAACCACACCAATTGAAGTACCATGATATGCTTAGGTCACTTGGCTTTGAAGTGTATGTAATAGACTGCAAAGAAGATGTTGATGAATTGTTTGGTATATAGTGCACTTCACCCCATACCAGAAGCAAAGGGAAGCTATAACCTTTTTATTGAAGCACCCTTTCTCTGGTGTGTTTGCTGATCCTGGTGAGGGAAAGACAGCAATCACCCTTTCTACAATCAACATTCTAAAACGACTGCGAACCAATTACAGTGCATTGATAGTTGCACCGTTGACAGTTTGTTACAATGTTTGGCCAGATGAAATAGCACTATGGGACCAGTTCAATGAAATTGATTGGTGTATTCTCCATGGGAAACACAAGCTAGAAAAGCTCCAAGAGAAACATGATCTATATCTTATAAACCCCGAAGCAATGAAGTGGTTGTTTCAAAACCTTTCACGGTATTATAGAAAATTTCCTTACTATCATTTAATTCTAGATGAGAGCACCAGATTTAAAAATATGCGTGGTGTTCAGAACAAAACTGAAAGATGTAGAGCACTGAAGATCTTTCTTCACCGATTCAAAAGGCGTACCATTCTAACCGGGACACCAATCCCGGAATCATTACTAGATATATTCGGGCAAATGTATTGTATTGATGAAGGTAAAACCCTTGGTAAACACATTGTCATTTTCAGAGAAAAGTATTTCAATGATCGTGGATACAAACACCACCACAAATGGATTGCAAGGCCAGAAGCAAGCAAAGCAATTGAAGAAAGAATTGCACCTAGAATTCTTAGAATAGAAACAGAACACAAAAAAGATCCTATCATCAATAAAGTATGGGTAACATTACCACCAGAGATTCAAGCCAACTATGATGAATTAGAAAAGAAACTTTATACCACCATTGAAGGTGAAGAATATTTTACAGATACAGCAACCAGCAAATACAATGCACTTAGACAAATTGCATCAGGTTGCCTTTATGAAAAAATAGATTCTTTTGAAAACACACCTAAACTTTTCAGAAGAAAAACTTATAATTTACACCTTGCAAAATTTGAAGCTCTAGAGAATCTGATAAATGAGCTTCACGGTAAACCGCTGCTGATAGGATACTATTATAGATTTATCATACCTCACCTAGAGAAAGCCCTAAAGGTGTCTCTACCTGCCTTGAATGGTGACACCAGCCAGTCTACAATGAAAAAGTATATAAGGCAGTGGAACAAAAGCAAGCTACCACTGATGGTGGGCCAGCCCCAATCTATAGGCCACGGGTTGAACCTGCACAAAGGGATCGGGCGAGATATAGCATGGTACAATTTACCAGATCGGTTTGAATGGTTTGATCAGTTCAACAGAAGAATTCACAGATCTGGTGTAACAGCTAGGGTGCACTTGATACTTGCTCGAAACACCATCGATCAGTTATTATGGTATCGACTGCACAAGAAAGGTTCCAATCAGCAGACTCTATTGGATGGGCTGAAAGGTTATCTAAAAGAAAGGTATGGATGATGAAATATTTTTTTATTATTTTTCTAATTGGTTGTGTAGAACATCACCACCATTATTATGATGCAAGCCCATTAGAAGATGTTTCATCTTCAGATGGTGATACAGATTCAGATAGTGATACAGATACAGACACAGATGCAGATTCAGATAGTGATACAGATACAGACACAGATGCAGATACAGACACAGATGCAGATTCAGATAGTGATACAGATACAGACACAGATGCAGATACAGACACAGATGCAGATTCAGATAGTGATACAGATACAGACACAGATGCAGATTCAGATAGTGATACAGATACAGACACAGATGCAGATTCAGATAGTGATACTGGTCTAGGTTGCTTAGAAGGTAGCTATACTATTGAAAACCAGTTTGATGTAATACCAATTCAACCATACAGCTGCATCAGTGGAAATCTAATAGTTGATGCACCAGGATTACAATTACTAGAATTACCAAATTTAAAAAGCATTGGTGGCAATCTGTGGATCACAGGATCATTCTTCAACCTAGATGGTATTTCAACAATAGTAAATATTGGTGGTGATTTAAATATTAGTGGTTGTGAAAACCTAGTAAACCTAAATGGTCTAGAAAATATTATCACTATTAATAATTTATATATGTATGAAAACCCAAGCTTGTTAGGGTGTGAAATATGTGAATTTATCAACCAACTAAATTTAACCCCTGATAATTTTGAAGTATACTATTTTTTAGAAGATGAATGCTATTCTGAATTGAATGGTTTTGATTGCTAAAGGAGTATGAATGATGCAATTCAAACACTATTGGAAGTGGCTAATGGTTCTGTTGTTTTTATTGTTTGTACTTCTGTTCTTATCAGCTGGTGAATCCAATGCAACTACCAAAGAAACTACATATACCATTGAAGAAATTAAAGCAGCTTTAGATTCACTGAATGAAAAGTATATTACACCAGAAATGATACCAGCATATTACAAAGCACAAAGTACCTACCAGATACCAGCATTTTTATTGATTGCAATTAGCCAACCTGAAAGTCATTTCAAACTTGGTATAAAGGGTGATGAAGGTAGGTCATGGGGTGTAATGCAAGTTGGTGAATTAGGCAGATCCTATTGCTCTATTGTTTGTGGTGAAATGAAAACAGCTGAAGAAGAAATTATGTGTGGTAGTTGTTGGTTTAATCATGGTCTAGAAATATGCAAAGGAAGTATTACCAAAGCTTTATCTGCATATGCTTGTGGCAAATGCAAACCAACTACATTGAAAGCTGAAAAGGGTGTTGAACGAAAACTTAGAATATGGAAAAGACTTCACAAAGAAATTATTGATTAGCTTGTGCTGCTAGTTCTCTAAGCAATGGCTTCAACTCTTCTGTATTAATTGTCCCCCTGCCCAACATGAAACCAATTATTGAAGCTCCAATTGCAATACCAAAAATGATACCCATGATATAAGGTGCAAACTTTATCAAGCTACCTTTGAACCCATTTGCTTTAGATGGTGGTGCTGGTGTTGAAGATCGCTTCTTTGGGAAGACACCACAAACAGACTTATTCAATTCATGATCAACCCATAACCTAGCAACTGAATCATCTAGATCACCTAGCTTTGCAAGGGTGTTTCCTTTGTTCTCCTTTAAATCTGTAATGCTGCTTTCTTGCCTAGCTGTTGTTTCTTTGATGTTGCGTACATCTATTTCAACCCCTGTGATGGTTTTGCTAATTTCACTAACAGTACCATTCACATCTTTAATGTCTGAACGCACATCCTTTCTTACATGCCCAATATCAGATCGTATACCTTCCAATAATAGCTTTAGTGTATCATCCATTGCAACAACCTTTTGCATAGTTCAGTTCTATTCTAGCTATTTCTTCTTTATACCATCTTTGTGATTTAGATAGAGCTTCACTATCATCTTTGATTTCTAGTTCTGCTTTTATCTGTGTTGCCCTTTGAAGTGTCAATTGAAGCAATGTGTTTTTTTCAGTTGTCAATTCTTCATCAGACAATAGCTCTAGCCTGTTGATGTACTTTCCATCCTTACTAACAACTGTGTTAGTTGGTGCCGTATGCATCCTATTTCTTAGATAGCTTGCTTCTTTATCACTGATTGCATATTCACCACGTTTAGGCTGAAAGAAAATTGTCTTCTTTTCCCTAGCTGATGCAACAGGATCAATCACCATCTGATCAAATCCAATTACTATTTCAAATTGTTTGATCTGTTTGGTGAGAACAGTTTGCATTATTAATACCTGATACACCATCTAGCTGTAATGTTCTTTGGTCTTATCTCTGCACCAACTGGTGATTGCGAATTAAAAATTCCATCAGCTTCAACCCTGATTAATGGTGATGTGGCAATAACGTTTATTGCTGTATCGCGTAGCACATAACCAGATTGTACACCAGTTTTCAAATAAAATGGTTCTAGTTTTATTTGATTGGTTGTGCTTCCAGCAGGTTCACAATAATGTTCATGATCAGCAAGCATATCAGCTTGCACACTTCCAACCGTATGTGCTGCACCATCAGGATCAACTAAACCGGTACTATCATAACCCCGTAAAAAGTAACCACGCAAATCAGGCAATACCAAATATGGGCCAACTATATTTCTTGTTGTTCCACCAATATCACTAGTTCTAAAAAATGTTAGTGCTGTTGGATTGAGAACATTACCAACATATACCATTGCATCTAGATCGACATAGTTAGCAATCAAAACTGTCTGCCCTACTAATGGAAGAAGTCTGATCCCTAGCACTGATGGATCAGCAGCAGCAAAATTACTGCCCATCCAACCAACAATTTCGCCAGGATAACCCGCGATCTTCTGGATTGATTCCATTACCTGTGAACCAACAGCAGCAGATTCAACAACACCATCAGGTGTAATCCCAGCGTGATTTAACAGAGCTTGTATATAGCCCCATTGTTCATCAAGTAATGCCTTTAGATATGGTGTTCCATCTGGTGTAGTTGGTGTGCTGCTGGCAACAGCTTTAGTATCAGGATAGGTACCAGTAACAACTATTGTAATGTCTTCAAATTTTTTCATTGTATTGCTCCTACGTCCAATCAATTACAGGAATGCACCAAGAGTGAAGTGGTTTATACTTCAAAATTAAATTAATAAAAGCTCCCCTAGATGCTGAAGGTATTGATGCTGAAGCTATGTGTGGTGCACTTGGCCAACCACTAGCAGCACCACCAACAAAAAAAACATAATTCCATCTTTCATGTACACCAGGAATTATTTTATAATTTTCTATTGAATCATAAGGTGTGTTTACAATTATTTCTATTGGATTAGAAGTAACAGCTTCAATGTAATTTGCTCTAGATGTACCAAAATCAGCCCACATAAAACCAACTGAAGCAAAAATTATATTAGGATCAATTGCAGGATCATTAGGTGTAACAATTACATTGAACCCAGCATTATTTAGAATGGTTTGCAAGTCAGTGAAAGAACCTGTACCGGGCTTTGCAAACATAGTGCTTTCTAAAATATCCCTTCTTTCTTGAATGGTAATACTCTCATTGCTTATAATACCGTATTCACGTTCAAGATCACCTAATAGATCTTCATCAATCAGTTCTGGATTTCTAAGAATACCAAGCTGCTTTAATATAGAATATGCATCATTAGACCCAGCAGATAGACCATCAATGAATCTATCAAAGTCATTTTCTAGATCTGGATTCCATGCAACACCCTTTGGTAAAAGTGCTTTAATAATTGCTTTGTATGATAGTGTCATTAGTAATTCCTATACAAACGCAACAGCAACCAGCTTAGACAGTTCACCTTGACCAAGTGTATATGTTGTTAACCCATAAGAAATAGATGTACCAAAGTCAACACCTTCTGATGAACCACCTAAACTGTTCAATACATCTTGAATAACTTTTGAAATACTAACCAGAGTAATTGTATCTCTTCTATCAATCTCTGAATCAGTTGAGTCAACAAAAGGTTTAACACTGATGCTAAAATATTCTAACAATGCTTCTTCAATTTCGTCTTTCGCCTGTTGCAAAATAGTTGCACCACCATCACCAACAGCAAGCCCGGATACTTCAACATAAAAACCAGTTCTAGTAATTGGGTTTACAAATAAAGTTTCATTTGTTTCACCTAAAGGTGGCCTAGATTCACCAGTTACAGGATCAGTATTTATTGAATCTCTTACATCATCCAATAAAGCCTGATCTGGTATACCATCTGGATATGTAGGCTGCACACCTTCAACAAACACAGTACGATCACCGGGCAATGAAAGGTTAGTAATTGTTACAGATGCACCAGATGATTCACTTATTAAATCACAGTTAATTTCTATTGAAGTTAGGTTTGCATCTATTACTAGAAATATACCATTATTTCCCGGATTTGTTGCACCAAAAACTTGTATATAATGACCAGCCTTAATACCCATATCAACAGTAAAATCAAATATCCAAGGTGGAAGTGATGAATGTATTTCATTAGTAGGCGCACCAATGAAACTAAACACACTATTTGTTATGGTCCAATGCAATGACTTACCTGCATATGGATATGCTGTAGCAACCCCAATTACTTCTTCACTCCATCTTTTATAATCAACACCATTGCCACCACCACCAACAGTTCTGATTTCTGCTAGGATTCTTTGCCGGTATGCTTCATCAGATTCAACATCTTCACCTCTAACAGTTGTTTGAAATACAACAGCTTCAGATTGAACATTGGTAATACTGCCTTCAAACTGAAGTGTTGCACCAGCTTCCAATACTGTTTCTGATCCTAGTGTTGCTGATGTTACTTCAACATTGAAGTTACCAGCACCACCAGATAACAAACTATCTGTAAGATACCTAACCCCATTATCATCACCAGCTAGAATAGAACCAGCTTCAACAGTGTATGCACCATCAGCAATGGCAGTTAGTCTTAATTTAGTTGCTGTTGCTGCTTTTCTAATAACATCATATTCAATACCAATAATATCTAGATCTTTTCCTGTTGCTGTCAAAGCAAAGTTTTGGAATGATCTTTCAGATGCATACTTGGCCAGAGTTGTAAAGTTCAGAGATTCAACACCAGCCAGCACCCTAATAAAAGCTTTATCCGCTTCTGGTATTGTTTGGCCTAAAGCAACTTCAAAATTTGAAATGATACGATCAAAAATCTGTTGTGTTGTTGGTATTCTTAAAGACATTAGATATACTCCTCGACAATCCAGCGAACACCATTTTTTGTAGCAACCATTTTCAAGATTGCAATACCATCTTTGATCAATTCAATTGTAACTTCTATGTTATGGCCAGCAGGGTTTCTAACTCTAGTATTAACTAAATCAACAGAACCATTATCAGTTAGCCATTTCAAAGCAAGCTGGGCTGCATTGTTTACCTTATTCAACATATCAACACTGATGGTCTGTTGTGCTTCATATTCAAACACACTACCAATCTTTTCATATGGTCCAGTGAAAAGAACATTACCAGCCCAGTTAGGTTTGGTAAATAGGGATATAATAACAGCATTCCATAAACCCTGATCCATCACAGGCTGGCCTTGATTGATTTGTAGGTTAGGCCCATTCTCATTAATAAAGATCTTTGGGTCACCTTCGTATTTATCAATCATGGTACATTTATACTTTCCACCTTGGCAGGTGCTATATCAGCTGTTGAAGGATCATCAGTTATGATAGTTGGTGATATGACACCAACAGCAGGACCTAAACCAATAGTTGCGGTTGTTGTGTGTATGTGTGCTAAGAACTTAGTAACTAAATCATCATGATCAGCCTTCAATTGATTGAATGCAGTTTCTAGCTCACTAAATCTAACAGCATTATCATTACCAAAATTTAGAATTAATGTTCCATCTGATTTGAAATAGGCTGATGCTTTCTTAACACCACCATCAGATGAATAAATTTCATGTTCACCGGGACCAGCAGCAGATTCAATGTTATCATTTACAGCAACAGCAATTTTCCAAGATTCACCAGATTGAACAATGAAGCACAGTGAATTAGCTGGTGGGTTACTATCAACACCAGCCATTCTCATTAGTTCAACATCTTGAAGATCATCAGGATCGGTGATCTCTACTTCCATCAATAAAACCTTTTTGTCACCATCCCTATTTTTCTTAACTGTGCTGCTTATAATTTTTCCAACTGGCATAATTATAACTCTTCAATTAATTGTTCTTCTGCCCATGGTTCATCAACAACTTCACCAGTGAAGGTTTGTGGTGGAACAAGATTCAAAATTGCTGATGTTCCCCCTGGTTCAAACAAATATTCAACAGAACGAATTAGAAAATCAAACCCATTTGGGCAGAATATAGAAGGTGATATTACACTAACTAATGTATTCTCGCGCCATAATTCACCATTGGCATTATACCAGCTAGATGTAGGGAAAGGAATTGTTAGTGCATCAGCAATTTGTTTAGACCGTCGCCAATCAGCAGCCTTCTGTATATCATCACCTTCAGTATCATCAGCACTGAAAGTTGTGAATCTAGATTTAGGTACGCGATCATCTTTTGCAACAGCTGTTTTACTGTTTTTCTTTGGGCTTTGTCCAACTGCTTTATATACATTGAATCTTGCTCTACCATCAAACTTTGCTGCAATGTTTTGGAATGGTGGGAAATCTTCAAATAGTGCAACCTGTGGTGTTCCTGATGCAGCCCTAGTGAATAGCATCTTACCTTGCACAGTAGAAGATATAAGCACACCTCTCTGCTTTGCCAATCCTGCTAGGTGTTCAAAGATAGTATCTTCTTTACCTGCTGTAACTCTCTTGAAAGGTTTATCATCATCAATATCAAACTGCACATCTATACCAAGTGGTCTAACTAATTCTTCAGCCCTTTGCTTTAGAGTTATATTATTTCTTTTGTATGGTGGTTTCAATGTTGAATCAATTGCATCAGCTGTAAAACTCCAACCTTCAAGCTTCATTTCTCTTCTAGTTGGATTTAATGAAGGGCTAACTACATACAAATAACCTCTAACCATCAATTTACCACCTAGATAAACTTCAGCAGGGTGATAAGCATATGGCCTAAATAATTCAACCCTGTCAGCTATTACAGGATTCCAAGCAAGGGAAGCTGTCCAACCATCGGCGGCGGTATCCATTGTACGCATTACACGGCCAGCAGACACAGCCAATTCTTCACTCTTAATAACTAATGTGAAATCATTGCGATCCCTGTCTTCTATTGTAGGGATCACATCTTCCCGCGAATCTTCTTTTATGGCTTCAATAGGTGCATCACCAGGGATAAAGATCACTTCATCAGGATAGATCATATTAGGATTACCAGATCTTAATACAGTCTGGTTAGCTTCCCAAATCACTTTCCATTTGGTACCATTACCATATGCGCGTTTAGCTATGGTCCACAGTCGATCACCTTTGATAACTGTGTAATGGGTTCCCGGTATTGGTTTTGGTTTAGCCATAAATAACAATCTCTCTACCAGCAGCCAACCACAACCGATCATCACCCTTCAAATTATTTGTTTCTAATAGCTTATCAAAATTAGAATCATTCTCACCAAGAGAACCATATTCAGTGATCGCTATTTCAATTGGTGCTCTAGGTTCTTTTAAGATGATTCTTCTTTCAACCTTCAGATTGAATGAAAGCAATAGCAGATAACGAACAACAGCACCAACCAACTGTGTTACATCTGTTCTGCTTTGTGCTAGGCTGGTGTATCTCATTTCCAATATATTTGATATTTCAGAAACAGATTGCAGCAGATCCAATCTATCAGTAATTCTATCAAGGCTATCTTGTAAGAAATCACCAGCTTCAATTGCTTGTGCTCTGGTCTGAAATGGTCCAGTTGTTATAACAGTTGACATTGCAACCATGATTGCCATTGTTATTAATTCAACAATCACAGTAACATTTATATCTTCATCGGTTAATGGTGGTGCAGATCCACTAACCACCACTTTATCAGGCAGCAGATCTAGTATCAGATCAATTAATGTATTATATAGATTCAACCTATCTTGTATATCTTTAGATGCAATTGCTGGTATCTGCACCAACCCTTGCAATTGTCCAGCTAATGAAGCTGCATCAAATTCTTCATTTAAAAGACTGTTATCAATACCAGCTGCAATCAAATTAAATTCACCACTGATTGTATCATTCTGCAATGCCAATGGTGTTAGGTGGCGAACAATTATACTTTTTGCTCGACCAACAGTGATTTCAATATACAGTCTTTGTGCTGTTGACATTATGTGAAATCCATAACCCCGTCTTCAAACTGTTCTGAAGATGATGAATTGGTATCATTGCCTAGACCATCAACAATACCAGCTAACTCTCTGGCTGTCTCTAGTGACACTTCATCAATTGGTTCAATCCATTCAGTTACAAATTCAGTTACATTACCACTTGTAATAGGTTCATCATTTTCTCTTACAGAAACTAATTGCAACCCATAGAAACCGTGTACAGGGTGTGTAATATCCCATAGGCCAATTTCCTTGGTTGCCTCAAAAAAGCGATCAGATTCTAAGTCATGATCCCTACCATCAAAATAAATATTCAGCGTTTGCCTTAAACTATTGGAACCTAGATCTTGAACAACATTACCAGCAACCTTTGGATATTCAAAGATTCCTAATCGCTTTTCCCTTGTTCGTGGGTTACCTCTCCACTTAGCAGAAAAGGCTTTCCCACTTGGCGAGATCAATTCAATGGTATTGGCTAGTCTATCTTGCCAACTAACAGCACCAGATTCTAAAGTATCAATATCGTTTTCAGCCATTATTGATTACCTGCCATTGCAAGATCTACCGGGCTTGACTGCCCTGGTTCCTCAAAAATTGTACCCTTCAATCCTTCTTCTGTCTCAACTCTTATTGTACCACCAACATTAACATCACTGCTACCACCTATACCCTGGTTAGGTGCAACCCTAGAAGCTGTTGCTGTTCTTATCATGGCATCACGTAATATTCTAGTTGCTTCAACAGCTTCACCCATTCTACGCCTTAAGGTATCAGCTGGTGATTCTAGATCAGTGAAGATTGATGTTATTTGGCCAGCTGCAAATTCTGTTGTTCCTATCTCTTCAGTAAGACCAGCAGAAGCTAATTTCAATTCAGCCATTGCTTTAGCTTGTTCTTCAACAGTCCCATATCTAGCAGCTTCTTTTGCTAACCTAAGTGCTTCATCAAAACCAAGCCTAGCTTTTTCAGCAGCTTCATTAGCTGGTGCAAAAACAGCTTCATTTATTACTGTACCAGCAGCAACACCAACACCAGCCGCACCAACTACAGCACCAACAGCACCCAGAGCACCACCAACAGCACCAAGCCCTTTACCCGCTACACCAATTCCTTTTATATTAGCAAGCAACCCACTAGATGAAGCAAGAGCACCACCAAATGAACTAACTAAACCACCAAGCCCACTGATCAAACCAGCAAACTTGATTGCAGCAATTGCAATTAGAATGCCTTTCACTAATGGCCAGTTATTAATTACAAACTTTCCAACACTCTTCACAATAGAAAGTAAGTCTTTCATGATTGCAATAATAGGCTTTACATCAAACCCCCTAATTGCTTCAATCAATGCTTCTATTCCATCCTTACCATCTTTTTGAAATGCCTCTAAGAATCTGAACCCTAAATCTATTGCAGCTGATTTAAGGGTTTTTAGTCTAGCTCCTAAACCCTTTCTCATATCAGTTGCCATTTCAGCGGATGAACCTTTTGCTTTAATTAAACTATCACGATACTTGTTTAGAGCATCACCACCCTTTGCCAAAAGAATATTCACACCAGCAATTGACCGCTTACCAAATATCAGATCGGTTGCTGCATCACGTTGAGTATTACCCATGTCTTTTGTTGCAACTCGATACTCTTCTAGGATCTGGACAATATCACGCATATTGCCTTTACTATCAGATACAACAATCCCTAATTCTTTTAATTTCTTTTGTGCTGCTGGTACTGGCGCTTGTAATTGAAGCACAGCATTCTTTAAAGTTGTTCCAGCTTTACTGCCCTTTAATCCAGCATCAGCCATTGTACCAACTAAAGCTGCAAAGGTTTCTATTGACTGCCCTGCTGCTGTCATTACTGGACCACCATCAACCATTGCTTCAAACATTTGTTCCATATCTGTATTAGCTGATGTAGTAGTCTTAGCAAACACATCTGTTATTCTAGCAAGATTGGCTGTCTGTGTTTCAGCATCTTTAGATGTTAGGTTGAATGCTCCTAGTGCATCTGAAGCAATATCTGAAGATCTAGCAAGATCAACATTAGCAGCAGTGGCAAGGTTAACAACTAATGGCAATGCTGCTATTGCTTGATCAGCATTAAAACCAGCCATTGCAAGAAAGTCTAAACCTTCAGCAGCTTCAGCAGCAGTAAATTCAGTTGTTGCACCAACTAACCTAGCTGTTTTATTTAATTCTTCAAAAGCAGCTGTACTCCTTTTAATTCCTTCTGGAAACTTTGCAGCAGCCCTAGTGATAGCTTGATCAAATACAACAAATTCTCTACCAGCTTCAAAGATACCACGCCTTAATAAATTGAATCCACTTCGTATTACATCAGCCTTTAGAATTCCTGATGTAATACCTTTAAACTTCTTTGCTTTCCTAGATGCTTTATCAAAGGCTTTATCAGCTTCAGTACCAAAGAACCTTGAATTACCAGCCATCCGTTTAAAGACAGATGATACTTTATCTTTAGCTTTGAAAATAGATTCAACTATAAAAGCAGACATTGATCAATCCCTCTTTACTTCAACTTCTACTTCTTCACCACCACTTGCTTTTATTAATACCTTGTGCCAGTCATTCCAATACTTCAATTCCGGGTATTCCATTTCTTTCAGTTCATGTGGTGTGATGCCTCTATAAAACAGATTGCCTAGCATCTGATCCACCCTGTCTAAACTAAGAGAAAAAGCGAGCAAATATTCTCCAATAGGCCAAGGTCCGGCCCTTCAATATTCAGCATTGCACTTTTTTCATTACCAGTAAGACTAGCAGCAACAGCTAACAGCTTTTCAAAGCTATCACCAGATGGAATACCATTCATTGCAGTTCTAGACTTACCATTAACAGGCTTGTATTCTAACACCTTACCCAGTTTCTTCACATCACATCTAAGGTGTTGAATCACAAACATCCTGCCTTCACGCATATCAATTTTCAAATACCCTTTTCTAATTGCACGTATTACTTTTTTACCTAATCCTTTTATTACCTTGCCAACATTATTATCTTCATCTGAATTATCATAATCTTCTAGATCAATATCATAATAATCTAAAATTAAATTGAATTGTTCAGTTGCAACTTTGTTGCTAATTAGATCTTCAGTCATTGTATTACCTTTCACGTTTCCCCTGATTGGTTGTTACAGTCAAATTCACCTTAAATCTTAGTCCATCGATCTACGGGGTGAATCTGGCAAGTTGTTCTGTTCTCTTCCGTTTCGTTGTTCTCAATTTCAATGGTGCCTTCACACTTGTATTCATCACCAGCAGCATTAGTGTATGAGAATTTGCCAAGATCCAAACTCTCTGAATCTGCGATCAAATTCTCACGTTCATCAGCATTGGTAAGTAATACAATACCTTCACGACTAGGAACCCTTTTAACCATTTTCCGCATTGCTTGGCCAGAAGAAGCAATCATAGAGTTTTCAAAGGCTGTGATTGTTTCAGTGAAATTAGCATCAGCAGCAATCCGATATGAAACACCATTGCTGGTGAACTTTCGGTTGGTACCTGCAATATCCCTAGACATTTTTTATACTCCTTTCTTTGCTGTTTAGGCCAGCAATATCCCTAGTGCAGTATCAAACTTGACTACATTATCAAGTATGCCACCTTCACCAGAAAGCAATACTGATACATTGGAATCAAAGCCAATGCCACCAGGGCGAATAGTAATCTTGTCACCCTTTGCAAGTTCTGCAATGGTGAAACCAGCAGTGAAGATCCATCCATGACCTTCAAATGAAGTTGCAAGTGCAATCCAATCATCTAGAACTGAAGACACATCACGCGCCTTTTGTCTATCAGTTGGATTACTAACCTTGGTTGTATCAGCAACAATAAAAATACCCTTCCACTTTTCTTGACCAAAATTCAGAGCGGTATTGAAAAGAATGTTTTGAAGGATACTAATATTACGCATTGACCTATAACCATTACTATCAACTGGTACACTATCTGGTCGATAGAAGGTAAGAACATTGGACATAGTAACAGCACCACCTTCAACGGTGGTAGGGCTTAGACCAGCCTTTACAGCAGCATCACGACTATCATAAAAGTTAGTCCAACGATCAGCAATGGCACCAGGGATGATACCGGCTAGAATAAATCCTATGTAAGACTGTGCAGCAATATCATTATTGATCTTTGCCATACCACCCATTGCTTGTGCGGCAATCTCAGCAGGATGATTAGGGGAACCAGGAACACAAATAATCCCATTGGTTCTATCAGTCTTACGGGCATCAGTAATTACAATAAGCCCAGCAGGTACAGCACCAGAAACACCGGGTTCAGTGTCCCCCATCAGCAACCTAAATGGACGGTGGACAATCTTGGAATACAAACCAACAAAGTCATTGCCAACACCATTATAAAGGCTGATAGTATCCATTACTGCTGTATCTTGCATGAAACCATGCACAACATCAGTAAAGAATTTTTCATTCTTACTATCACCAGTGCCAAGCCCATCTAGAATATTAGTTAGGTTTGGTGATCCAACACCACCAGTCAAAGCAAGAATAGTTGCACCAGTGCCAGCAGGTAAATCTTCATTCAACCCAAGATTCAAACTAACATCAATATCATTGCCCCACAAACCAACAGACTTAGAATCTAGATCAACTTGTCCAGCACCAGCACCAGCTGATGCAATCAAAGGTAGCTTGGTATTTGCATTCACAGCAGCAATAACATCAGCCTTCATGATTGCATCTGTAGCACCCTTGGCAACAGGTACAGCAACCCGATCACCAGCTACATACAAATAAATTGAACCAGCAGCGGTTGAAGGTCCAGTAAAAGTAATACTGCCATCTGCTGCAATTGCACCAGAGACACCATCAACAGAAACAAAACAAGGGACACCTTCAGATCCCTGAAAAGCCTTAATGGCCATTCTATGCGCCATTTTACCAGAACCAAATTTCACAGCTGTATCTTCTGGTGAAAATACTTGCACAGGTTCAATAGGTGCTGTTGCTGGCGTGGTGCCATCAATAGCCATGATTAGAATTTTACGTGGTACATTCAATGCACTTGGCTGGAACTGTTCATTCTTAACAGCAGCACCAACAGCAGCAGCCAAGCTAGTTTGCTGCAATCCCATTTTCATTTACTCCTTTGCACCTTAGATGGTGCCACTTTTACTTTCATCACTAATTTTGTTTTCATCTTGTATATCAATAGATGTTTCAACAGTGTGATCAGCTGCATAGGTTCCAACATCACCTAATACTTGTTCATCAACCTTACAGGTTAATTCCATGTAACCAGTCAAGATTACATATTGGCCGCGAGTATCAGGTTTATCTTTTCTAACCTGTCCAATCCATCTATTAGCAACTGGCCCATCAGTTGAAACATCTTGGCCTAAATCAATGTTACGAGCATCCATTAAGATTTGATAAATAATCTGTACAAGTTCATCAAATGAATCATCAGCTAAATCAGTTGAAATTTGAAAATTCTCTAGAGCATTTTCTAATTCAGCTGGTGTTGATGCAGGGTTATTTAATGCATTCCAATCACCAACAGCAGACTTTGCAACAGTCAATTCAACTCTAAAAGAAATTTCATGCATCACCGGACCAGACAACCCACCACCAGATTTAGGAAAGTCACCAGCACTATAAAAGACTTGGATGGTTCTTTTTTCATCCAATACTTCTGGTGCTGCTCTAGATGAATCCTGATAACCAATAACAACAAATTTCCCAGAACTAGCAGCACCTAGAAGACCAACCAGTGTTCCCTTTACACTTCTAAATCTCATTGGTGCAGCCATTCTAACTTTCCTTATTCTGTGGTCTGGTCAAATACAATCTGATGAATCCTATTGATTGTCCATCTTCAGTTGCTTGCTCTAATACAAATGCAACCATTGATGCACCAGCAGTTATAGATGATCTAATTTTAACAGCCCACTTTTCACCGGGTCTTGGTTTACGATCAAGTGAAGTCAAGCGCAATACAACAACTGGTTTATGAACAACAATTGGCATTCCTGTATCTGGATCAACACTGCGGATATCAAATAGAAGCTGACCACTAAGTAATTCTGTGGTTGAACCCTTTTTGTAAATCTGTGTTTCACCAGTTGGTGAAATCAATTCAACAGGTAAAGCAAATTCACCTTCAAGAGTATCAGCTAAATCAGCTTCTATTTGATGCCGCAAATTCATTTACTTATCTTTGACTTTATCCGGTTTAGTTGAAGATCTATCTTTCTTGATTTCCTTATCTTCAACCATAGTCAATTCAACTGGTTTACCAGATTTATATACTTTCTTCACCACCTTCATTAGTTACCACCTTTCTTTGCTTTCTTTTTATTAGGTGGTGCCGGGTTAGGGTTCTCAGATATAAGGCAACCATCAGCTTCAAACTGTTTCACTCGTTTCTTGTCAAGCTTTTCAGTTGGTACCTTGTCACCATATCCAAAAAATTCACTGCCTATCTTTAATCCTTTTTTATCATCATTCCAATACATACCCTTTCCCTTTTCCTTTCTTAGCTCACATCCATGGTTACAAAAGCATCAGTCATAGTAGGAGCAAAGATCGGTGCAGCCTGTGTTCTAATTGAAACAGTCTTCCAATCAGCAGCAGTGTACGCATCACAATAGAACATTGCAGGATTAACAACAGCACCAGCATTCTTGATCATTGGTGGCATGGGGGGAGCTTCAGAACTAAACCCAAACAACTGCTGATACAGTTGATCCCTTTGAGGAATATTAGGAAGAAGTTCACCGGGACCAAAGTAACGATCACACCGGGCTTGTGTGCTGGTTACTAGCACATCAGCAACAGGCATGTAAGGAACAGGATTATTAGAAGCATCAGTATAAATATCTTGATAGGTAAAGAGCCAAACAGTGTAACCCTGTGGTGTCCGAAGCCTACCGCGAGGAATAAAACCACCTTCAATCAAATAGGCATGACTAGGTGGCACAGGCATATTCTGATTTACTTCAATCAATTCAAAGCGGCGATTATCCGCTTTATCCTTAACATCAGTATTAGCTAAGAAACCATTAATAGCAGTGGCACCCATAATGCAAACATTAGGGTCAACATGTCCATCCTGCCTAATTAATGTGCAAGCGCCATCAATATCACCAAGAATATTAGCAGCAATATTAGACCAGCTAGTGCCAACAGCATAGCTATGTGTACTCTTTCGCACAAAATCATAATATTCTGGTTTATCATTAGCAACGGCACCAATAATTGCATCCATGTAACCAGTTAGAATAGCTTGCGCGGAAAGCACTTCAAACATACGCAACATTCGCCGCATATGCTCCAAGTGGTGTTGACGAGCGAGATCGCGCATCCTATCAAGTCTAGACCGATTAGCATACGGGTTTTCACCAGCTGATCTAAACTCTAACTGATCAGCACTAATATCACCTTCTTCTTCAGCCAATGGGAAACGACGACTAAAAGTAGTATAAAGTTCAGTTGCAGTATTCTTCTGAATACCACCGAGGGGTCTAGAGATCATGCCGCGAGGGATCAAAGCAGAAATCTTTTCATTACCTCTCATAATATCAATTTCTACCATGGAAGCATCAGGAGAAAACAGGGTTCTTCCACCAACTTCAGCCCTGCCAAACATTGATTGAAAACCAGAGGGAACACCAATGTGGTCATTTTCGTTATAACGATCAACCATAAACCTGCTGTAAAAGTCAGTTGCCAACGGTCCAATATTAAAATTGTATGCAGCCATTTTTATTATTCTCCTTTCTTACTGGTTTTCAGGTTGAGTTATAATGGTGGTACTCTCAAGATAAATACCAGCCCAGCGCAACACAGTATAACCAGTTGCACCAAAATTAATTGGAACACTAATTACAGTATCCAGATCACCAGGGGATTCAACCGTTAAACCACTTTCAGCCAAAACAGCATCACCAACCATTACAGGTGCATTCACATCACCAGCTTGGATATCTGCCTCTGAAATTTCTTTTAACAAAACTCCGCTGGGAAACTGTGATCCATCAGTAGCAGCAGCATCAGTATATGGAACCCACTTTGCAGTGCTTCCAATTTGTGCCATTACTGTCCACTTCTTAACTACACCAGTATGTGCACCATCCTGTGCAACAACTTCATTTTCTTTTGTTACAGCTGAACCACGCAACAGAACAGCGGTATTATTTACATCAGATCGCAATTGCTGATTACTCGCGGGAAGAACCATTAGTTACCACCTTTCCTTGCGGCTTCAATGCTGGCGTTGTAATCCGCCTCATTTCTGATCACACCATCATTAGAAAGTGCTTCAGGCTGCTGTGCAGGGGTTTCAACAACTTCATTAGTTGCTTCAACAGCAGCCTTTGTTTTTTCATCTTCCCTGGTGGAATCAAAGACAGCAACAGCACCTTCAAGTGCAGCAGCTTCAGATTCACCACTTACCACCTTACAAGCAAGGGCTTTAATTGGCTTAGGATATGCATCACTTTCAATGATTGGAATAGCCTTAGCAACCCTAGCATCAACAGATGCAGCACCAGCGGTATAAGCACCAGCTTTCAACTCTTCAATTAGAGCATTCAAATCAGGATGCTCTGCACACAACTCTTTAATCAGATCAGACATACTAAAATTCTCCTTTGTTTTGTTTTGGGGTTTCTGATCTTCTTTCTCTATCTTGCTTCTATACCTATCAATATGTTTCTGAACAGCTGCTTTATTTTCAGCTGGTATCTTGACACCTCCCCTTGCACCCTTCATTGCAGCATTAGCAGCAAATACACCTTTCTTGATTGCTACTAGTGAACCATCAACAACATCAACAAAAGGTAACTTGTATGCACCAAAATTTTGTTTATCATCTGCATCAAACCAAAAGAAACCCTGTCTGTATTTGGCTGATGGTTTCTCAGTTGAATTAGTAAATTTCCTTACTCTCTTAATTGCTGCGTTTGAGTCCCATCTTTTATCTACAATTGGAAAATTCTTAAAAGCAGTTGCACCAGCTTCAATAGAAAGATCAATGCCAGAACTATCAACGGAAGTGTTAGCATGAATAGTAGAGTTGATAGCACCTTCAAACTTTGAGACGTTGTTAGTTTCCATTTGAACATAATCAATTAACCCTGCTGTTAATGCATCAGGTTCACCACTATCAGGATCGCGAGCGATCAACAATCCGCCTTGTCCAAAGTCTTTTTTAACAATCTCTTCTTTTACCTGCCTACCATTTGCAACCTGTGAAATGAAAACACGTTCAATTGAATTGACCAATTTTTGTAATGTTTCAATACCTTCTTCAGTGTTCACATCAGCTTGCTTCTTTGGTGCATTCTTGGAAATGATCTTTATTCGTTTAATTCCAATGTTCTCTTGGTAGCCAGTTGTATCTAATCCGACCAAGATAACACCAATTGAACCTGTCAATGCAATCTGTGATACAGCTTCAATTCTGGTTGCTTGTGAAGCAATCCAGTAACCAGCTGATGCAATCATACCTTCATTGATTGCAACAACTTCTTTCTTAGATGCCAGTTGAGTAACAGCATTTGCAACTTCTTCAACCCCTTGTACTTCACCACCAGGAGTATCCATAGAAAGAATTACCTTGGTAACCTTGTTATTACTTTCAACTGTTTTAATTGCATCAATGATTTCAAAATATGCTGTACCATCAAAACCAAACAACAGATCAATTAGTGATGGTCCATGCCTAGACAGAACACCTTGGATAGAAATCTTAGCTACATCATCAGTAACTTCCAATAGCCTATTTCTACCCTGAGAATCTAGATCACCAATTGCATCAATTGAACTACTATCAACATTAGCATTGATAACAGTCTCTAGATAATTCTTCAGGTATTCCGGTTCACATAGCCAAACATTTTCCATCTTGTGACCCCTTACAAATTGATCTTTGGGATTAATGCAATTACCATTGCTGTGATCTCTGGCAATAGATCCTGATAATCTTCTGAATCTAATGTAACTGTTTTTTCATAATCCAATATGAAATCAACTCTATATGCAGTTGCATCAGTTGCACCAGCAATATGATTAGTTGTTAGTGTTAAATGTGTATCATCTTCAATACTGGCAACAACCTTTGTTTCATCACCAATCTTGATTTGGTCACCAACACTTAATTCAGTTGTAAACAAAGTGCTAACACCAACAACATCATCAGTATCAGCAATAATAGAAACTGTACCTGTTAATTCAACTTCGTTAAGGTGTCCAATTCTTAATGCAATATCAAAAGTTTCACTAACTGCATTAGCCAACACACTTCCAATTTGATATGCATTGGTTTCAACTGGGTTCTGCATTGATATGGTTTGCATTGCTATTACTCCTTATATGCAGTTACACCAGCTGCACCAGCAGTATGATTGCTACTCAAAACAAGATTCAAATTATCACCAATGCTATTAATAGTTTTTACTTCACCAGCAATTTTGATCGCTTGTCCAACAATCAATTCAGTTGTGAACAAGGTTCCAATACCAACCACAGCATCACTAGCAGCACTGACAGTTACCGTGCCAGTCAATGCAGTTGTAATTAGTTTGGCATACAACTTTTCAATTGCATCTTGAAAGTTTGTAGCACCTAGACCAGTATCAAGATCATCATATGATAAATCAACTGCACTAGCACCACCATCACCGATTGTTGGACAGTTACTCATATTACACATCCACTCTTATTTCACCATTTTTATCAATTGCATATATGTAAATATCAATTGGCCCGCGTGCATTGACAGCTTGGCCCGGTTGATCCAATGCAACACCTTCATCACGATCAGTTGGCACACCTCCACCAGCTGGTCGCCAAGTCTGCAAGTATTCTGTTGTGGTTTCTTTGACCCAAATAAAACCACTGCTTACACCTTCAGCAACTTTTGTCCATGCACTAGAAGGTACCAAAACCAAACTAGGACCATCACCAGGGATCGGAACTGCCATTTTATTTACTCCTTTTTATTCCAAGGTGCGCTTGGCAACTCTGCATATTCCCTTGCCAGTTTTGCCCTGTTCATTGAACCATCAGATCCGTTATGGTTTCTTGCAACCCTATCTAAAGTTTGTGCGCCAATTTCAACATATGTCTTATCAGCTTTTGCGGTTTTCATTGGATCAATGTTTGGCATTGGAATTCCAACCCATGAACTAGATAACCAAGCGGCGCGCAATCTAGGATCACTCCAACCAGGGGCTTGAATTCTGCCAGCTGCAATTTCACCAGCTAACCAAGATTCATAAACAGGGTGTAAGAAATCTGCAATTAATTCTTTACGCCATATTTCAGCAACTCTCCAAAAGAGAATTAATGAAGCTCTAGATGCAGAATAACTTTCACTGAACTTCATCAACAAAACTTCTAGTGGCATACCAACTGAAGCTGAAAGATGTGAAAGGAAAGCACCAACAAACTTTTCATATGATTCAGCTGGTGCAGTATCCTTAAAGGGTTCAAGGCTTTCACCTTCTTTCAAACTGAATACACCAACTGAACCAGGAACCCTGAAAGTTGCTTCTGGTAATTCTCTAAAACCAACATCATCAATATTTGTAATATCTGTTATTTGCTCTGGTGGTGTCTCTGGCAACGCATCAACATTACCCACCATCGGACCAGCACCAACATTTGTGAGTATTTCCTCAAATGGGTTTGAAGCATCATTTTCTTTTGATGGCTTCACATACATTGTAATTGCTGATTGGTTTATTGCTTTCTTTATTTGTGCTGCTGTGAAATCAGTGAGATTTTCAAACTCTTGTATTGCATGGGCAAGCCTACTAAATCCCCTGCCTTGTCCTGCATACTCTGGATTGAATCCATGCAACATAAACTTTCTACCTGATACAATATCCTTTGCAGGTACCTTCACTAATTTGTATTCTTTTGTTTTATAATCTAATACATAAACATCATAGCTTATTTCCCTACCAGCTGCATCACGTTCAATGCCATCACTGCCAGCTTGGAAAGCCCATGAAGAAGTAATAGAGTCTCCCCTAATTTGATTAGGATCAATGAAGCCAATTTGAAGCGGATTCAATAAATTAGAATCATCAGAGTAATACAATCTAACAAAATAATCATTATCTCTTTGCTGGAAAATTTCTGCTTGTCGCTGGGCTTGATAAAATGTCGCAGTTTCATTATGTGTTGACCGTTTATCATTTGCCCACAAATCAAAAGCTTCTTCAACCTTGCTTGCCCATTGCTCTGCTTTCTCAGCTGTAATACCTAACATTTTAAATTTAGGGGTTGGATCTAATTTCAATCCAACATCAACAACAGTATCAGCAAATCGATCAACCAGTGCTTTTGCTTCTGGTGAATCCTGACAAGTTGATCTAACATTCTGTCTAAGGGTGTAATGATCTATTTGAAATCCAGCACCACTATTAGACAAACCCATAAACCACTTTGCACCAGCACCCATACCACCTAGATTTGAACTGTTATGAGATACAACAAATCTAGGTTTATTTCCTGTCATTGCATTAGATGTATTAGGATAACCAGCCTTGCTAAATAACTGGCCAAACAAATCACCAAAGAAGCTCATATGAATTACCTTCTTCTTAGGTTCAGATTAACTATCCCAGCACCTTCGAGCTTGTTATAAATTGAATCAATCTCAGCTTCCAATGAATCAATCTGATCTTTCAATGCTTCCAATTTTCGGCGTGTTGCTTCCTGTCTACCTTCACCAGAATCAAATTTATAGTTTTCAATTGGCTGTGCAATCAATGCTAGATAGGTTTCATTTGCAGCAGCAAGTTGTGCAATCTTGATTTCTAACCTTGCAATTAATCTTGCTCGCCTTGTCGTGTTCATTACTGGCATAGTATCCCTATAATCCTATAATCTCAAATACTTGTCAAGCATTACTACTTGACAAAAAACCAGGGGTCAAAGACCATCGAATGCAGCCTTTCGTTTCCCCTGAGAGGTTACCCACCACAGAGCTTCCATCGGGTTTTGTGGTGGGGTTTGTCTAGCCAGCATTGCTAGTAATGGCGCGGCTTATAGCCTGTAACACCATCTTGCTGTTGATGGTCTGAAGCTGTACAGCAGTCGCGCCTTTGTCCCTAGCAGCCAGCCTAAGCTTCATCACTTCAGCATCTAGGAATACATCGGAAGCACACAGATTTAGCACCCTGAGATCCAATGCTTCATTACGTCTACCACTTGGACAATAGAAACTTCCATCCGCTCTTTTCTCTTCAGCTGTCAGCATACGAAAATACTTTTCGCTATAGTCCATTGGAAACGAGCAATAGCCCGGTTTCTGATAACCAGTATCCTGATATGGTATCTTCAGATTGTTGTATACTAAATTCTTATAATAATTAGTTGACACTTCACACAAGGTCAAATCAGATGCAACCTTCACTAACTTAAACCGCTTGAAGGTGTGTGTTGTAATGCTATCTCCTTCATCACTCTTCTTCTTTTTGAGCAATGAAAAACCCTTAGATGGAAACGTATTTTGCCAACCACCAGTAAAACGGTAAACGGTATCGGCGTGCATACCATCACCAGAATCAACCAACACCAATCTTGGTTCAAATACAGCACCATCTTTTCTTTCATACTTAAACCCATCTTCTAACCAATGCTGTGTTAACTTGTCCCATGCACCATCATTAGGATCGTCAATTGCACCTTCAATCACATAATAAGCAATGCTCCAAGTTCTGTACCCTAGACCATGTGCACACACTTCAACTTCTAATCTTGCTGGGTTATTCTCATCACGTTTAACACCACGTTGCACATCAATAGCCATTGTAAGAAACAAAACTTTATCTGATGGTATTGTCCGGGATTTGTATCCACCACGTAATTCAATTACCTTTTCCAGTGATGGACGTGCACCAGTTTGCCTATATGGTTCACCAAGATATAGATTAACAAATGAACGCATACCATCAGGTTTCTCTTGTGCTTCTAAAAATTTTGCATACAGTTCAAACCATGTGAGCATTCCAACGGGTGAATACAATGATGAAAGATGGTAACTTCTTTTGTATGGTGAATTAGAAGTTGAAGTTGGTTCCCATCTTCCACGTTTATACATCATTGTTTTGTGATGGTTTTTTATTGGTTCCTTACATCCATCACACAAATAATATACATCTTGCAATACACCAGCTTTGGTTTCTGCTTTCATTCCAGAACTAGAATCATCATTCCCCCAAACAAGCGGTTGAAATTTTCCGCAATGCGGGCAAGGGATCATAAACAATCTTTGATCACCATCTAGGTAACCTTGATAGATTAATGAACTATCAAAAGTTGTTGGTGTAGAAAAGTCAAATACCTTTCTTCTATGTGCCCATGCATTAGTTCTTACATAAGAAACGTCTAGATAATTTCCTTCACCAGATAATAATTGTGGTGGTGCACCGTCAATTTCATCACGAACAAGAATCCTTTTTGAATCGGCTCTAAGGCTGGCTGCACTTTGAGCTGATGCCATATCCAATGTTCCACCAACAAACTCTTTTATAAAAGTCTTATCACCACTTCTTCTTACTTTTGGGTTTCCACTTTGAGCAAATATCTTTGGACGAATACCACAAGAATCAATTAATGGTTCAAGTCTTTTGGTTGCCCAGCGTTCAAGCAATCGATCTGTTGCACTGATAAATAATATCTCAGCTGGGCTTTCATCCATCCAATATGCAACAACGTTTTCAGCTGATGCAGTTGCACCAATCTGTGCAGCCTTCATCCATGACTGATGTTGTATGGGTGAGCTAGGAGCCATATTATCCATAATTTCTACAAGGTATGGTGTCCTAGCATTGGACCAGAAACCAGGAAAAGGTGTGTTAGGTGGAAGGATTCTTTTCCCTTCAACGTATTCAGAGATCAACCCATGGGGTCTAGTGATTGGTTTTCTATTATTCTCTGCAATAAGAAATGCAATATCAGATTCAACTAGCATTATCTAAATTCTTTCCTAGTTTATCTGCACCATATTTAATCAGATAGTCATTAAAAATTCTTTGAATATGGGCAAGTGATCTGAATACTTCTTTTTCAATCAGCTGGTTTATTGCCAAAATACAATCAGGATCATCACTTGAACATATTGCAGCAGCATCAGTTGCTAGTTTATCTCCAAGTGTTCTTAACTCATTTACATCAATCAAATACAATTGGGCAAAAATATTTCTTATGGTATGTCGCGGAAGAAGCTGATTTCGTTCTTTTCGATTTGCGATTTGTAGTTTAGTAACTGCCTGTCTGGATTTTTCCAAGTCAAGACTTGTTTTATCTCGGACAAAATCCCCTGTGATTCCATCTTCATCACCAAACAAATCTTGAATTTCTTCATCAGATGTTTTGCTAGGCTGCTTTTTACTGGAAAGCTTTTCAGATTTTTCTTCATCATGTGGTGTTTCCTCGCCTAATAGATCTGCAAAGTCTGCTTCAATCTCTGATCTAGTGCGTTTCTTTTGCTTTTCTTTTTTCTTTTTTGTTCTTTGTACTCTTTTTTTCTGTGTTTCTGTTAGCAATTTTGCTTTCAGATTTTCCATATAATATCTATTGGTAGGGTGGCGGGGGTCTATTCCTTTAACAGTCTTTGTTAAACGCCCGTCCTTGATCGCAATGCAAACCGCTGCTGGCGTAATACCTAACAATTTCGCAAATTTAGCTTGGCTCATATATTCAATCATAATGTCACATTGTACGAGATGTTAAGGAGAATTGCAATGCTTATCAGTATTTTGTTAAGGGCTTTTTTCCAATGGTGCCAATTGGCGGAAATTAAGCAATTTTTTACAGTCTCACTGTCGAAAGATCGAGCCGCGCGACACATAG